AACAAGCTAAAGATAATCAAATGATAGTACGTCATTTTATAAGAGTTCCGGTTGGAAGTACTGTCTATTGCGACAATCAGCCGGTTAAAATACTGGAGAAAGGATATGCCCTTGCTCTATGTGATGTTAATGGGAAACGGGTATATATCACCTGCTATGATTTGGAAAAGAAACCATTCGTCAGCACGAATGGGGAAGAATGAAAAAGAGCCAACCCACGCACGACCATGAATCAGCTCTTCCTTACACGATTATGATGCAAATATACTATTTACTTTTAAAATAATCGTGTTATGGAACTGGATTTTAACAAAATAATTCGTCTTAAAAAGATTCGTATCGAGAAATCAGAACTTTCAGAAGAAGAAAACGCCTTAGCTTCACCAATTTTGAGAGATAAAAGCCTTATTAGGGATATCTATAAAATCTTCGTTGAGCTATTGAATAGCAGAAGTCTTCCCCCTTGTATTGATAGTGTTACCCAGCGGAAGAAGTTCATCTTCATTATCCTGTACTTGTTTTCTCCAAGTTCGCTTGCCGGTGGGAAAATGACAGCTGGGTTACGCGAAGAGATGTCAAGGGTACTTGGGGTTCAGTCCAAGAGTACAATTTCCGACAACTGCGCTGATGTCGTGTTTCTCTATCAGAACTATGGGGATTTCAGCGGGGATATAGAGTATCTTTACACTGAAATCGTAAATCGGTTGAAATTCAAAGGGCTAATCAATTAATGAGCCGGAGTTTAGTGCTCCGGCTTTAGCTTTCGGGATACATCCAAATAATTGGAGCAATATCGAATGGTGCATATGTAATCCAATGCTTTGCTAATATCTGCTTTTCTTCTTCTGTCGTTTGTGAAGACCATTTATTTATGCATTTCTCTACTCGTAAATCATCATAAATAGTGATATTTGTTGGTTTATATTTTCCTCTGCGAAATTCGTTCACAAAATTCTGCATTGTAATTTTATCTTTATTAACCCCTAAATACAAAACATTGTAATTGTCAACAATCATATTACTTGATTGACTAATAATTTGATAATTATATATATCACTCTCATTTAACTCGCTACATGATAATTTATATGAGTTGTTTGTTCTATTTATTTGGTAGAATTTTATGTTTTTTCTTTTTAGTTTGTTTATGATTAAATTCCGTTCTTCTAAACCAATATTTAAGCCAAAATAAATACCTGTAACAATTTCTTGGGAATAGTGTTTTATTCCTGATTCAAGAAATACTAACCTAATCTCATTTTCATATTCCCATGCCAATGATTTTGTACCAAATACTTTTTTTTGGATGCCAAAAATATCATTAAAGTCTTCTTTTACAATAGTTGGCATATTTGGCTGATAAATTACTGTTATTTTGTTTCTAATATCAAAGTCGGGATAAGAACTTTGTAACATCTTATCTAAATCATACTCAATACAAAAACCTTTATGTGAATTTGCATAATGTGCCCACATTAATTCATGAGACGGAAATAATTCTTCTTGTTGCAGCATCCCCAAAGAATATATGCCAACATCAAGTGGGTTAATAGAATTATAGAAAGTCGTTTTATCAGAATCTTTCATCTGTAAATCAAAAGAACATTCAAATGGGTCATTCAATTCTTTAAATTTTGCAGCATAAAATTCATTTTTTAGTAAGGATTCGGTATCTCTTCTCCTTTTCTCTTTCTCATTAAATAAGTTGGCTCTATATTTATAAACTTTCATTATTCTATTTTTGTCTTTTTTTTACGTTCTAATTCTCCCTTCCTGATTATGCAAACAGCATTTTCATAAGGTTCCTCCGTCTTTTGCCAGTAGTTCAGAAGTGACTGTCGGGCAATTCCGAGTTCTTGACTTGTATAGTTATCATACATAGCCGATGGCGAACCGAAGTATCTGTGTAGCCCAGTCGCCTTTATTTCCAAATGTATTACTCCTTTTGCTTCCATGATGCAAAAATACTTATTTATTAGTATGTATTATAAATAATACTCTATTTTATGATTTATTAACGCATAAATAGTATTTTGTATTATAAATGATACTATCTTTGCATCATTAGAAACGAAGTAATAACAATTAAAAGATAGAAGATATGAATATTATCAGTTATAAGAAAGGTGAGAACGAAGGTGCATTGTTCATTCATGACGAAAAGAACTATTCAGCTTGCACAGCGGTAGAAAGCAGCAAGCGTTTCAAGACGCTCAAAGGCGCAATCGCATGGTTGAATGCAAGAGGTTATAAAGAAGTATAAGTAACAATTAAAAGATATAAAGCAATGAAAGCAACAAGTTACATGAAGCAGCATAAGGCAAATGAGTTCTACGTAAAGAAGGTAAGAGGTTATTATATGGTAATAGATGGCTATGATATGAGCATGGCTTCTTTAGAAGATACAGAAGAAGCTGCTAACAAGATGGCAGCAGAACTGAATGCAATGAGAAATAATAGACTGAATATAGCATAAGTTTAACCAGCAGGGCTTTCGCCCTGCGCAATGTAGAAGATTATGAAGCGATATTACTTTGAGTTGTTAGATAGCGATTACAATGATTTAGGCGCATTGATACCCGATGGTAGTAGTAAGCAGTCGGCTATCAACCGAGCAAAAAGATGGATGGTTGCCAACGGCATAAAGTCAGCCCAGCTTAGTGTTAATAGCATGATTACAGATAACATTCTGCAAATTATAGATATAGAAATTGAATAGTTTAATCCGGTAATATAGAAGATTATGAACGTAAATGAAGTTACAGTAGGTTTGAGATATAGAGTATCAGGTGATTTGTCTAATGGTCGTCATTCAGACGGTACGCCACGCATATCGCACGATGATGTAGTAAGAGTAGTGAAAAGAATCACAGATACTCACGTTGTTTTAGAATGTGGACGTATGTTTATCATTAATGATAACCTCAAAATAGAGAAATTCTAAGTTTAATTCGGTAGCCTTCGGGCTACCACAATACGCACGATTATGAAAGCGGATTTAGTTTTAGTTATCAGTCCCGAATCCCCATTGATGAAGCAACTGGGCAAAGTATTGGGTAAGTTATGTTCTATGTACGACTTTACCACCATAGAGAGGGGTGAAAAGTACATCACCATACAGCATGATGAAACTGGGCTTGTAGTGGCTTATACGAGTGAAGAAAGATTGAATGTGAAACATTAAATATTGATTATTATGGGTGAAATAGCAGATAGTTTAATTAGTGGTGAATTTGATTGCATCACAGGTGAGTATTTAGGTGAAGCGGTTGGCTATCCAAGAACGCTTGCTTATGGCAGACATGAATACATGCCACCAGTTGAAAAGAAGCCTACCAGCAAGGCAAATGTCTGTATAACTAACATGTGTAAGGACAGAGGTTTCAGTAACCGTGAAAAGATTGAATTAGTAGCCAAATTCTTGTATAGCAAAGGTTATAAACAATTGCCTAACCTATCCCATCAGTATAAAATCATTCACAGCCAGTACAAGAATGATTTTAAAAAGTTTTTGGTTGAACAAGTAAAGCAAAGAAAGGATGAATAATATATTCACAATATGCTATTCAGAAGAAGAAGCAAATGAAATAGGCCACTTCATTTTGAGTAGAGGATACGAGGGGGTTCAAAATGATAGCTATAGATATTGTCGTGAAGCGATTTGGTGGGCTTTCAAAGAAGCCAAAAGGCATCATTCAAATTGCATCTACGTTGGCGTTGCAGGTTGCCAAATGACTGTATCAAAATCAAAGCGAGGTCTTAGACGAAATGGTCTTAAATACATAGAGAAAAGGCGAATGTTTTACAAATTACTAAGTAAGTATTGATAAATGATTATGAACTCAATTAACGACGAAAGAGGTTGCAGCGTATGCCAGCCCGGCAAAGAGAATTACACTACCTACGCAATGAAGTTAGGCAGAAAGAGAGTGAGAATGTACCAGTACGACTACCGTACTGAAAGTGGTGAACTCTTTGCTTGTTGTGCGCCTACCTTAGAGGCGTGTAGAGAAAGACGGGATAAATGGCTTAGTTCACGACAATAAGCCAATTGTCGTGTATAACGATTGAAGATATTTCGTTATCTTTGGTTGTGGTAGTACCTTTGGGGTACTATCGCGGGGTGTAGCAGTGGTAGCTTTTCACTTTGACTTGGTGAAGGTCGGTTGTTCGATTCAGCCCCCCGCAACTAACATTTAAAAATTACACGATTATGGAAATACTTACGCTTATCATCAAACAGAAGTTCTTTGACGAAATCTTGTCGGGCAAGAAAACACAAGAATTCAGAGAAATCAGGCCTACCACACAGAAGAAATACTGCCAGCTTGACGCTGACGGCTTTTGTGTAGAGAAAGACGGTGTTTTACAACCTAAGCATTACGATGCTATTCAGTTCTTTGTAGGTTACAATAAGGACAGAGCCAGCGCACTGGTAGAAGTCAAAGACGCAAAGATAGAATTGTTTGAAGATGAGAATCATAATTTGATAGAATACACCTATCAAGGTGAAATATATTTGGCTGCACAGGTCGTTTACGATTTGGGCAAAGTGATTGATAAGAATGTCTAACTTTTAATTTTTTGTTGAGTCAGAACTAACAGAAGCACATTTTCAACAGGTGGTTATCGTGGTGGTCGTAGAGGTTTGACAGACCCTTCTACCGGCAGGACATCACAGGGCGGTCGTTTTATCAACCGCAGACAGCAGTATTATAATGTCCGTGTAGGACTTGGCATGAGTGGCGGATAATATGACACTGCAAGAAAGGACATATAAGAGTATTGACGCTATTAGAGATAAATCTGATAGCGCAATACTTTTTTTGTCTTTGGGTAAAGATTCATTGGTCTTACTTGACATGATTTATCCGAAGTTTGACAGAATAGTCTGTGTATTCATGTACTTTGTCAAAGGTTTAGAGCACATCGAAAGATGGATTGGTTGGGTTAAAGCTAAATATCCGAAGATAGAGTTTGTTCAAGTGCCCCACTGGAATCTTACTTACATTCTTCGTGGTGGTATGTATTGTGTACCCAATCCCAAAGTGAAGCTTTTGAAGTTGGCCGATGTAGTGAAAGCTATGCAGCTTAAATACGGGCTGTATTATACTTTCTTAGGCATGAAGAAAGCTGACGGCATGAATCGCCGTTTGATGCTGAAAGGTTATGAAGCTAACGGATATGAGAATAATGGCTTGTGTTATCCTTTGGCCGACTGGACTCAGAAGGATATTTTGTCCTACATGAAGCAGAACGGGTTACCTGAGCCGGTGAGATATTCGCTCAAAGCCAGTTCGGGTGTAGGTTTTAACTTGGATTGTATGTTATGGCTGGAGAAAAATTACCCACAGGATTTACAGAGAATTTACAAAGTGTTTCCGATGGCTGAAAGAATCATTTGGGAACATAAAAATAAACAAAATTAATAGGAGGAATGTAGAGTCAGAAGAAAAAGTTTAAATGATATTAATGCTCAAGCTGCAAGATTAAGAGCTCAGCTACAAGGAGCACAACGGTATGCAGATGGAAGTAATAGAGCTGCAAGAATTTCACAAGCAGCCGCACAAGCAAGAAGGGTTCGAGGAATGGGACTTCTTGGAGCAAGAGATTCATCAGGGAAATTGAGGGATAGAACGACTCGGATTGGTACAGGCCGATTCGCTAATGTAAACGGATGATATGGAACTGAGTAAATACATAAAGAGTGAATCGGTGGAACTTAATCGTTCCGCCATTCACTTCGCAGATTATAACCCCAGGAAACTTTCTGAGGAATCCCGAAAGACATTGAAGCGAGGCATCAAGAAGTTTGGCTTAGTTGGTGGAATTGTAGTCAACAAGCGGACCGGGTTAACTGTTGTAAGCGGTCACCAGCGTTTAACGGTCATGGATGAACTTCAGAAATATCCAGAAAACGACTATAGAATCCGTGTAGATGTCATTGATGTGGACGAGAAGCAAGAAAAGGAGCTAAATATACTTTTAAATAACCCCAACGCGCAAGGCTCTTGGGACTATGATGCTTTGGCCCGGTTGGTTCCGGATATTGACTATCAGGATGCGGGACTGACGGCTGCCGACCTGAATATTATTGGCTGTGATTTCCTCTTACAGACTGAAGAAGAAAGTTCCATCGCGGAAGCTTTGGAGGATATGATGGCTCCAGTAGCTGAACAGAAAGAAGCTGAAAAGGCCGCCAAGCAGATGGAAAAAGCCGAAAAGGTAGCCCACATGAAAGAGGTCAAGCATCAGGTGAAAGAAAACGCACAGAAGCAAGCTGAGAACATGGATGCCTATGTGATGTTGTCCTTCGATACCTATGAAGCTAAAGCCGCTTTCTGCGAAAGGTTCGGGTATGAACCAGATATGAAGTTTATAAAGGGAGAAGTTTTTGATGAACAAGTAGAAAGAATAGATTAATTATTGGGAGGAAAGCTGAGTTAGAAAGAAAACATATAGCCAGTTATATCAGCAGTCCAGACGAATAATGTACAACGCTGGAAGACAATACGGGTTAGGTTCTGCAAGACAAAGAAACATAAGGGATAGAACGAAATCCATAATGGGAAGATATGCTGAGAAAATAGATAGCTATTTCTCAAAAAGAGGGGTTGATGTCTATGGAAACAAGCCAATTTCTCGCCGTGTATATATGGGTAACAATAACGGTTAAAATTATGATTGGCGATTTTATACTTTGGATAAGGAATGTTCTAAAGCAAAACCTGTTTTGTGTTCATCATTATGTTTGGAAAGGTAGTGTGATGTTCTCTGAGTTCAGGTATGAACAATGTGAGAAATGTGGAAAATTAAAGAAGTAATATGAGCAATAGTGAATCTCAAAATAGAAAAGGTAAAGGAGGAAGAAAGCCTAAGTTTGATTATACAAGCGAGGAATTTCTTTCTCTCGTGGAATCGTATGCCAAAAAGGGATTCACTGACAAGGAAATTGCTTATGCCATAGGGATTTTGCCTCAAACATTCTGCGAAAAGAAAAGTGAGTACACCGAAATATCCGAAGTCTTAGCGCGTGGGCGCGCGACAATCAATGCCACTGTAAGGGCTAAATTCCTTGCAATGGCTCTCGGTGGCATAAAAACCAAAAGCACCGTGGTAAGAAAGCTCCGTGATTCAGAAGGGAATTTGACGGGCGAAGATGAATTACAAGTAAGCGAAAGCGAGTTGGCTCCTAATTTGCAAGCAATGTCCGTTTGGCTGTACCACCATGATGAAGATTGGAGAAAGATTGAGCGCAAACAAGATGAAGACGCTGATATTCCAACAGACATAGAGCATGGCATCAACATTGATTCTTGGATTAAAGACAAGCTGAAATGATAGTACCTCAAGAAATTTACCATCCATTATACAAGGATAAGGAAAAATTTATAATTCTTATTACCGGTGGGCGTGGTTCGGGAAAGTCTTTCAATGCTTCTACCTTTATTGAGCGGTTGACTTTTGAAATGACTCCCGTAGAGAAAATAGTTCATCAGATTCTTTACACCCGTTACACGATGGTTTCTGCCGGTATGTCTATCATCCCCGAAATGATGGAGAAGATAGATTTGGACGGTACCACGAAATATTTCAAGACCACAAAGACGGACATAGTCAATAAGATGACTAAGAGCCGTATCATGTTCCGGGGTATCAAGACTTCTTCCGGGAACCAGACAGCAAAACTGAAATCCATTCAAGGCATTACGACTTTCGTCTGCGATGAAGCGGAAGAGT